TGCTGAGGTTGTGGAGATGGATAACGGGCACTTAGAAATAATTATTAGCAAGGGTAAAAACAAATACTTTAATTGGTACATGTACCACGCGGGCGAGTCCTGGGTTTGGCGAGTGTGGAATCTCGGCGAGGTTCAATTTACCGCGACAACAAACACCATGACTCGAATTGATGATTTATAACAGACAGGTGATGAGATGAAGAATAAACAAGTAAAGAATCAAATGGCAGTTCAGCTTTTTAAGAATAAATTCCTAGATGATGTGCATTCCATTGTTGAGTTTGACTTCCCAATGCTAACGGTTTGGAATTGTGAATTGGATATTGAACAGTTTTGCTCACTAAGCAAAAAGAAAGTCTCACTAACCGCCGACCAACTGCGAGGTAAGTAATATGAAATTTGAAATTAGCAAAGACCTACTAGAAGAAATGATTTGCTGCATTGTTGATTGCGGCATGGATAGGGATGAAGCTTGTGATTATGCGCTTCGATGTCTAAATGAAAACCTGGAGGATGCAGAGGTAAGTAATGGCTAGTGAGTTTGATGTTTATAGCACTGATGATTTACACGCAATAAGCAGCTACACGCACGACCACTTTCAAGTTAGCGACAAGCCGTTAAAGTTTGTCGCTACACAGAAAAGTAACGGGACAATTCCAATGCTGAAGCTATGGCGAATGTGGATGAGCGATATTGCAGCGTTTAAAGCCGCTAGAGGCTCCGTAATGCCACTTTACATAGATGAGCAAGGCAATCACATAGGTCAGCGTAAATTCAACGCTGAGGACGCTCACGAGGCTTATACGTATTTATGCCTTGGGTGTGATGAAAGAGGAGTTCGATATAGCTGGGCAGTTAACACTGACAAATACCAGGATAGAGTAACGGCTGGTTTGGGTAGAAAACTTAGGGCAATGCAGAAGTTTCACGAGCACTGTCTGGAACATGCAATACCAATCCGCATTCCAGATAGGAATGAGTATACAGACCTGATGAGGAAGCAAAATGGCGAGTAGAGTCTATAGGAACAAAAAGATTGGTGAGTTTATCCGTAGCGGCGAGGTTGCTTGCTGCATTACAGGGTCGACTTATGCAGTGGTTAATCATCATATTATTGGCCATGGATATTCTGGTACAGGAACTAAAGCGCCAGACTTTCTCCAAATGGCAATGACGCATACTTTGCATGATGAAATTCACCGTCACGGATGGAAGGTATTTGAAGATAAATATGAGATATGCCAGAAGGTAATGGTTACAGAGACGGCTTTAGCTCTGCATGCGCACGGCGTGATTGACACTAACAAGTTGGATATGCCCGAGTGGTTCCATGAGCTAAAGGACTTTTTTAATGACTAAGTACGTAATAGGCATCGATCCTGGCTCAACAAAAGGCCATGGAGTTGCAATTTATGAGGATGGCAAGTTAGTTAACATTGAAATGTCGGAGTTAATGCCCCTGCACTCACTTCTAACCACTCTTAAACAATCAGGCAGTGTGATTGTACACATTGAAGATGTCATGGCTCAGAAGGCTGTGTGGCATGGTAAAAAACAATCCAAAGAAGCTTACGGCAAGACATCTCAAAACGTTGCACTGTGTAAGTGGTCGCAAGTTGAGGTTGAACGCATGTGCGCTTACATCGATGTTGAGGCAGTTAAGCATCGAGCATCAAAGTGCTGGAAGAAAGAGAACGGCAAGGCGCAATTTGAAAAGGTGACAGGATGGATTGGAAGAAGCAACGAAGATACCAGAAGCGCGGCTTACTTCGGATGGCTTGGTACGCAAAGCGCTGGCTAACATGCGAGGATAAGCTAGATATCCTTGCGCTGTGGTTTGCGGTTGGTGAGTTTGGGTTAATCGCTTTTTTGATAGTAAATTAAGTATATCAATCGATTTATTTCCGTTTACACATAGTACGCAGTATCGTACTATGTGTACATCCAAACGGGATAACTAATTAATAGAGTGAGTGATGAAAATGAGCAGACTAAATAAAGCAATTCGCGAAGGTGTTATTAAGAATGCAATCGACGCATCAGGGTATACATCTAGAAATGAAATGCTAATAGCGCGAAGAGCTAAATTAGCCGACGATGTGAGACTTATTAATATCGGTGGTGTGGATGTAGAAAAAGAACTTGATGCGCAGTTTAAAAAGATAAAGAAACAACTATCAAGCCTAGATAACAACCTTTTTGTTTATGCAGATTACGTAAACCCAAGATGTGACTACGATATTGACTGCAACTTTGCAGGTAGATCTGTTCGACTTTACTTTAACGGTCAGCAAACAAATACAAGAGAAGTAGAATACGTACGTAAGAATTACGTCAATGGCTCTAGAGTTGTTATTACTGCGGATAACAAACTTAATGATGAGTTCGATGCGATAGAGTTGGAGCAGAGAACAATAAACGACCTATACCTTCAAGTTAAGTCAGAAGTAACAGCAATGGTAGGTAGTGTTACAACAGTTAAAAAGCTTCTTGAAATATGGCCTGAAGCTAAAGACTTACTTCCAAAAGAGGAGCGAGCAACATCAACTGCGGTTGTTGCTGATGTTGGTAAGTTAAACGTTATGCTCAACCTGCCAAAGGAGGGCTAATGCCTATCGAGCAAAAGAAATGCAAGTGCGGTTGCGATCGCACTTTCTACGGAACTAGTCGAAGGTTGTTCCATGACGATAAATGCAAGGCGCATTGGCACAGGCAGCAAGATAAATTAAAAAAGAATGGTGAAAATCGTGATAAATAAATATTCAATGGCTGAGCAATTAACTTGGCCTGAAAACTGGGAGGATAAACGTGCGAGTGAGTCTCTTCCTACGGTCAAGTTTATGGCGCAGTTTGCTGGGTGTGCAATGGTGATTGGTTATGTTTTATATGAGGCAATTCGACCATGGCTTTAGATAAACTACAAACCGGCCATGAGTTCGTTTGCTGGTGGTTCGATGAGGGCGATGCTAAATGCGATACGTGTAAGTGGGATTTGATTGGTGAGTGTTTTGTTAGATTCATTAGCGATCAATCAGTCGGTGGTATTAAAGTTGATTACGCTCAAATCACCAATCCTGAGAAGTTCTTCAGCTACACATCATGCGCGTTAAGTAATGGCGATATTTTGCATTTTGATAATTTAAAGGATAAGTGATGACTCCTAAATATATCACGGTGCATTGCTCAGCAACTCGACCTAAAAACCCGTGTAGTGCTGAAGATGTTAACGCTATGCACTTGGCTAACGGATGGAGTGGAATTGGGTATCACTTCTACATTACCCGCGATGGCAATATGAGCGCTGGCCGGCCATTAAACAAGCAAGGCGCACACGTTGGTGGTCATAATAAGGATAACGTAGGTATTTGCCTTGAAGGTGGCTTAAATGACGATACAGGAAAGGCTGAGGATAACTTTACTGAAGCTCAAATGGATCAGCTGCGTTACGTAATAACTGAGATGCAGAGTAATTACGGAATAAAAGACGAAGACGTAAAAGGCCATCGTGATTGGTTTGGTGACAATAACGGGGATGGTGTTGTTGATAGTCGAGACTGGCTAAAGGAATGCCCGTGCTTCGATGTGAGATCTAAACTAAATGACTGGTGTTACTAATGCTTAACTTTATAAAGGGATTGTTTGCTGCTGACTCAGTAGTTAATACCGCAACCAAGATAGTGGATAAAATCGCCGGTACTGATTGGACTCCGAAAGATAAGGCTGACTTTATCCTGAACTTCCAAGAGTCAACTAAGCATCAATCACCAGCTAGGCGATTCATTGCTCTGTGCGTTACCGCTGTTTGGGTATTGCTAGTGGTATCTATGGCACTGTCTTACATTGCTGGTAACTTGCTTGGAAGTCCCGAAGTATTGATGATTGCCAAGGATATGAAGATGATAATGGCCGACTTAATAAGAGAGCCATTTAACCTAATCATTGGATTCTACTTTGTGATTGGAACTATGAACTCGTTTAAGAAGTAAAAATAAACCCCCAGTGATTAGCTGGGGGTTTTATTATAAAGTTCTTCCGGTTATTCTTCTTATGCTTATGGTGAACCCTGAAAGAAGTATTCCGGTGCTAAATGAATTATAAGCAAACACCCTAACATCTTCATTTGGCTGAACAATTATTTCAGAGTTAATACTAACTGTTTGAGGGCCAGTAATGCTTTGGTCTAACCAGCATCGAATGACATTTGAGCCAACACCTCCATAATTAAGCTCGATCCTATCCCAACCTTGACCTGATACAGATCCGGAAACTCGAATCTCATATGTGCTAACCATATCCCCGTTATCAATGCCAGATGAGTTGCCCCATGTGGTATTAGTCTCAACCCTTGGGAATCCAGTTAGCGCGGTTGCTGTTGGTATGGGTCCGCTATCACTTGCGCCCTGAAATAGCAAAACATAAGGCTCATCGTATGGGTCTACATTTATGTTAGCGAATGCATCAGATGTTATCCTTTCTATAATATTTTCGCCTGTAGACTTCCAGTTTGACTCAAAATTAACTCTGCTGAAACCAGTGATTCCAATGTATTTTGTGGCATTGAATCCGCCAGTTGGCAGGCCTGACTTCCAGTTAACATTACACCCGTCTATTGTGTATAGCTCTGTGTTTGCTGCGTTGTCGTAGTTGAATATCTTAGCTGTTAGCCCTATAACATCTACCGCTTGAGTGCCAGCCAACCTCAATATTCTAGGGGCGGCTAGTGCTTGTGAGCTCTCGCAACCTGACGATATAAGAGTTAAGCCCATACATGTTTCAAAGTCATAAGCATATTCAGTAACGCCAGAGGTTAAACCAAATCCCCAGTCGTCTATTGCTGCATCTATTGATGAGTAAGAAAGGCCAAAGAATTTCCAACCAAAAATAGTTCTCGACGCGCCAGTGTTTTCAATTGTTAAGCTTGTACCTTGAGGCGTGAATCCGTTTAATGTTGCGTGATCAAATGGGTACTTACAGTTTCTGATATCACAATCAGCAATCCTGGTTCTGTAAATATCATTAACCATTATTGGGGCTCTCAGGAATTGAAAGTCGATATTCCTAAAAAGGCCGTGAGCAAAAGTTGGGCCAAAGAAAGCGTTAACTGTTAAAGTGCCTAAGTCTATGGTGTCAGGTGCTCCTTTTATATAAAAATCAGACCACTCAAAAAACCATGCAGCCACATTATTACTTGTCACATTTCCGCCTGATGGATCGTCAAATCCATTAGCGCCACCAACCTTTCTGCTTGCTGCAAACATAAATGCACAAGGCTGATCGTAAGTGTACCCTCTGCCGCCGGTTCCGTTTATTGAGGAAAAGAACGAATCTAAAACCGGAGTCATAGCACCATCGCAGATAATACCAGTACCCCTTTTGCCAGCGCCTTTAAATGATATGCCGTCAAGCTGCTTAAATAGAATTGGCTTGGTTAGCTTAATTTCACCTCTACCACCTATCATCGATCCACTGTATGCGTTTGTGTTTGCAGGAACTGAATTTTCTATCCCATACACAAGAGCTTGCCACGCATCCGAACTATCAGACGCGCCAGAAAGGTCAACCCCCCAAGCTTCAAGAATGTATTCACCACTCTTGTTTATTAGCTCGGCGGTTACTGATGGGGTTGAAGTCTGCAGAATGTTAAATCCATTAGCAGCAAGAGAGCCACATATAAAATCCTGACCAGCTCTTTCTTCAATTACAATTCTATCTCCAACCTGTAGAGATACAGAGATCCCACCAATAGTAGTTCCAGACAAAACATCAGCTACAGTCGCGAATCTTAAATCCGTATAACCTGGTAGGTTTGAGCTGTTAATGTCACTAAATGGCTCGACGTTATCACTATCTGGAGGGGTTAGTGGTGAAGATGTTTGTGCGACATATGGAAGGGTTATTCCACTTTTTGGCTTATACGCCACACCATTAAATTCAGCGTACTCATTCATAAAGTTGAATGTTGTTACACCAACGGCCCAAACTCCAATGTTTGATTTTGCAATAGTGTCCTCTATTGCTTTTTCTGTTCTTGATATCTGACCTTCAATAGTTAGGTGAACGCCTCCATCTTGATCGGTAAAAGTATCAAGAGGTGATGTGACGTATTCATTTGCTGATATCGCATTATTCTCAAATCGCTTTGAGCTATCTTTGGTAGGGAAGCCGTTGCATGACATTTTAAATTCCTATCAGTTATCTGTTAGTGTGATTATATCACAACCTTTCAATTAGTCGTTTTGGTAGTACAAAGGAGAGTAGTTGATGCATGTTAATTGCCTTGTTTTAAGTCCTTTCGACTGCTTAGCCTTGGTTCCTAAAACTAAAACATCCATTCCATCACGCTCATTATCTGGAGCTAAGGTGAAGTTTGTTTTCTCCATCTTGTAGCCAGTGTATAAAGATTCACTTGGTGTCGAATCTAAAACTACATGGTACTTAGACGCACCAGCAGAGCACCCAATAGCCTCTAGTAGCTCGCCTTTTGAGTTGGTAAATCTAATGCTATAGGTCTTACCCGATTCAAATAATACGGGTTGAGATAACTCAGCAATCAATCCATCAATCGAAACCACAAGACCATCATAAATGTTGTAGGTGTTAAGGTTATTTTCACGCTTAACAATTCGAGTTTGGTCAACGTTAGTAACTCGCTCACCCGGCACTGTTAATCTTGCAATGCCATCAGCTTCGAATGTGAAGTTATACTTCTGGTATTTGATTTTGTTTAACTCATAATTGGCGCGTGTTTCAGCTTGAATAGCTTGTGTCGCACCGCTTAACTCAACCTTTAATCTGTTAACTGAATCAGTTCCGTTAACATGCTTAATCACTGTCTCAAACTGACCTGTTGCATTACTTCGATAAGTAAGCTCTACACCATCATTCTCAATGTCATATAGCCTCTCCTTCGTGTCAGTTCCGATTATCTTATTCCGGTGCGTAAACTGCTTACTAGGAGTGCTGCGTGCGATGTTTGGGTATACGCGATAAACAGCGCCTTGTGAGTAAGCGTTACATCTAACAGCATCCCAGAATAGTGAGAATATTTCCTGAAATCTAAGCTTGGTTGAGTCGATATCATAACCAACCTTAACCGCGTCAACAGTCCCGTAATAGCTAATTAACTGATACTGAACATCGAGGAACAAGTCAGCATCTATTTCATCTAAAGTTAAGCGCCCGTTTAGTTTATCCAGTGACAAAGCGGTTACTACCTCCGCAACCGTCTCAACTGGAGACTCCGCGCCAAAGTTACCGTTTCCAATGTAAGGTTGAATGTATCGGGTGCAATCTAGGTTTACTTGGCGCTCTTTTATACCTTGAGCTGCGATTGATGAAGGGATAACAACTTGCGCAACTGTTACATTTCCATAGTCTTGATTTCCAATATTGTCGTAGAAATACAAGTCACGCCAGAATACCTTATCAACATTCTGAACGTTATCAGCCTTATCTCTCTCTGTTGTTCTTCGGCAGAATATAATTGCATAATCATAAAGGTTGTTAATATCAACCGTTATTGCGGCCTGCCTCGTCTTGCTTGATGCGTTTGTGTTAAATGGAACGTCTTGAATAGTTTCAATTCCAGTTACGTTGCCAAGCTCATCGGTCTGAAGTATGCGCACCTCAATGGTTCCATTGATATTTGTTTCTGTGTTGTCTACGTACTTATAAAACCCGTTATCGGCAACGAAGTTTAATGAAATGGTATCAGTAAAATCCTTAACTTTAATTGGGCCTATTGCTGAATCAAACGCTTGCCCAATATTTGGGACTTTTGTTTCTGTGCTAGTGACCGTGATTAAGTCTGTCAATCCAGAGTCTGCGTACCAAGTGCGATCATTAATCTGAGCGTCTTCAGTGCTTGATGCAAATCCGCTTTGACGTTGAAATCCGTAGAAAGTCGTTAGTAATGGCTTGTCTGTATAGGTATTCCAGCCCTTACCTGACACATCGAGAGTGATTGATGATGATGTCACGCCGGTAATTTCAAAAGTCCCATCAATAGCATCGATACCGTCAAATAATGCGAAACTTTGTGGAGTGCCAGTTCCGCCTTCATCGTAATAAAGGTCTGTAGCTATTGTGTTATACAAAACTGTGCACTCAAATAGAACTGCATCAGAGCCTACCGCAAAGTGTTCGGTTAAATCGGTTTCAACTTCATCTGGATTTGATAGTGTGATTGTACCAACCGAACCATTTGAAGTTACACGCCATATAGGAGTTCCGCCAACGTAAAGGTCGTTTGGAGGAAGTAGTTCAGCAGACTGCAACTCACGCGACTGGGTAACGTTAACTAGAGGTCGATTAATTACAGTGCCAACATTGTAATCCGGTTGAGAACCGCTGTTTGGATTGCCGCCAGGCCACCATGCATTAAACTGTCCGTTAGGGAGTGAGCTGAAATCAGTATCACCATCTCGAACATTTTGCATATCAACTTTACCCTGAGAAATGTATAGGGCGAAGTTTTCAGTCTCTACGTTATCAACAAAGCGAAAGTGTGGAACTTGAAGCAATCGTGGAACGTGGTTATTAACTCGCCCCCAGATATCATCTATTCGCCCTCCAATGTTAAACTCATTGTTTCGCGCACCAAGTGAGTTGGTCGCTGATTCTTGGGAGCGGTTAGAAGTTGCTGGAGCTTCTGGCTTAGGGGTTAATGCAACAACAGCGACAGCAGCAACTACAGCTCCAACAATGTATGGAATTAACGGAGCGATTGGACCTTGAGCTGGTCGCATCATTGTAAGGTTGCGATTGTCAGCTAAAGCCCACGCGTCCTCTGTGATGTCTTTGTCATTAACGTAGAATCGCCATCCTTGCTTGAATAGCTCAATGTTTAGTTGCACGTAGGTTTTAATGCAAGCAACCTCGATCAGCTCCTCGTTAAAATCTTCATCAATCTTTTTAATTAACCACATAGAATCTTATTCTCTTATCAAATTCAGCGCGTATTGTACCAAGATCTGATGCTATAAGTGAGCCAGCACCGCCGTAAGCTTTGTAGTTGTGTCTAACCATGTAATCTTCGTAGACACCTAAGTGCATCGCTCCATCTAGACCCTTCATCACAACAAGGCAGCCATCAACCGGTCTATCAGTTGGTTTGAATAGGTTTCGCATAAATGGAATGAACTGCGACTGCCATTCGTCGAAAGGTGAAACCTTAATGTTTAACCCGTGTAGCTCATTAAGCCTTTCAATTGCCCATGATGCACAGTTAAATCTGCGTGACCAATGAATCATCAGAGAGCGCCGCTTAGCGTTGGGAACTTAGCCTTTGTGGCTTTCTCACCAGTCTCGCTTTTGTTTGTTGGTGATGTGCTCATGGTTAGCGATGCGTTGTTATTCTTCTGACTGTACGCTGACTTCTGCATAAAGTAACGGATTGGGCCTAATGCAATCTTAGATAGAGTTCCATCAATATCCGCAACGTATGTCATTACATCGATTTTAACTTTCTCTAAATCATCCTCATATAGTGGGATCTTATCTTCCTCGCTGGCTACTAGGTCATTAATACCTTGCAGGGTTAGAGTTCGCTCATTAAGAAGTAGGCTACCACTAGACTCATCAGTAAGAGACATAGGCACAGCCATAACGGTTTGGATCTGGTTATTTTCATCATATACTTCCGTGTTATTTGCTAACTGTGATGTTAGGTAAAGCGTCTGGATTAAGGGGTGAGAGATGCGAACGACTTCACACTCCCCCTTACTTGTAACAAATGACGCAATTACAGTCTTGAGTTGGTCAGTGTATGAAATCATGGTAAGGCCTTAATTGCATTATCTGCGTTATTCCATATGTCGCAGGTATCCGATCCTGCACACTCTCCCCAATCCTGAATAACTTGCTGGAAGCAGCGATCGATGCCGGGCTCTACAATTAGCGTAACTGGAAAACTACCATTAAAGCCTGTAAGTGAGCCTGTGGTGTCACCAAGGTACATAACAACAAACTCTTCAGTCTCAGTACCACCAACCAACAACTCAGCAATGAACTTTTGACCGTTATGAAGCGCTAGGAAGTTTGAAATGTAAGCAGCTTCAAACCCATCCTTGGCAATGTAGTTAACCTTGGTTTGGTATGGCTGGTCGAAATACTGGATTTGGCTTTTTGTTAAGCCACCAGCAACTGAGGAAACAACAGAGCCATCAGACGTTGTTACGCTATATGAGCTCTGTTCTGGAAGTTTCATCTTGCCCCCATACTGGAAGCGATCGAGATCGTCAGTGTAACCAACAAGCATAGTTATTCCCCTAAATCGTTTACTAGATTATATCACAGTAAAGAAATAGGGGATAAGTTGCTAACTTCTCTGGAGGCTAGCCACTGAACTCAGGCCTTGATAGCCCTCGCTATTTGGATTTGATAGAGAGGCACCTATTAGTGAGTCAAGCTCTTCGATGGTGACGTATGTGTTTCCTTCTTTATCTTGAGTTGCCTCAACTTTTGCCGGTGTGTTATTCGTGATGTAGACATTACCACCGACACCATTTCCAACTGATGATTTTAGGTCATTTGCTGATATAAACTTACCATCAACCTTTGGTACGTAAGCCTCATCACCACGCTCGTTGAATTTATAAGCCGTACCTGCCGAACCCATACCACCTTGAAAGCGAGCACCAGCCGCTGCGATAGCTGGAGCGCCAATGGCAGACGCAGAAGCTGCTGCCGCTGCTGCCGCTGCTGGAGCTGCCGCTAAGCCTACAACTGGAATTGCCGCCGTAGATGCGAAAGCGTTCAAACTAGCAAGAGATACACCACGAGCAACATCAGATGTCGTCTGAGTAACGAGAAGTGCTTTTGCTATGTTGTCTGTAATTGTCTTCTGAACCAAGATATCAATACCAGCCTGAATGACAGATGTAGCAACAGCATTAACGACATCTAGCATTACATCTTTAGCGTCTTTCGATCCATTGGCTAGTGCAACGATACCACTAGAAAGCGAGCTTGACAGTGCATTGCCGGCGCTTTGAATTGAGGCATTGGCAAGCGCCATGTTTTCGCGCATTATCTCAGCTTGTATAGCAGACTGCTCAGCCTCAATTGTGTTTATGCCTGTTCTGTATGTGTTGAAAAGCTCCGTTTGCTCTTCGTAGTGCTTTCTTCTTGCTTCTATATCTGTTGCAAATGCGGTGTCATCAATAAGAGCTTGCTTCTGCCTTTCCTCTTCAAGAGCTGCGGACTGCTCATTCCTTAGCTCCTTTTCTACAGCTTTGCGTCTTTCCAGCTCTTTTATTTGAGCATCACCAGCAGCTTTTCTTGCTGCGTTTTCTTTCTCAGCTGCCGCCTTAGATGCTGATTGAAGTTCGCTCTGCTCAACCTTTAGTCTTGCGATAAGTGCTATCTGAGTGTTGTACTCAGCGCTGTTTTTCTCAAGAGTCCCAAGGAACGACTCAGCCCCTCTTAGTTCAAAGGTCTTTTGCAGTGCCTCATCAAAAAGCGTTGCTGCCGTTGTGGTTTCAACGATTGTCTCTCTTGCTACTTGCATCCCTTTTGAGATTTGATCGATAACATCAACGACAACCTCCATTGCTCCAGATGCTCTCGCAGCCTCTATTGCAAGCTCGGTAAAACTTTGACCAAGTGTATCAATTGAACCTGTAAGAGTCCCACTAGCTACGGCAGCAGCAACGCCTTCAACTTGGCTCGCTACACCATCAAGGATAATTCTTTGAGCCTCAAAAACATCATTAGCTCGAATGGCATCATCTATCTGCCGCTTTTGGACTGACGAGAAGGTTACGCCGACCTCAGTCAGCGAGCTCAATCCGGCAATCGGATCTTGTAGCGCCTTGCCTAGCTGGTTTGCGTTACCGATAATGTCACCAAAACCAGCTTCTGCAAGATCTTGAGACAATCTTATTGTTCTCTCGAACTCCGCACCAAGTACGCGGTTAAATGTTACTAGTTTTGCCTGTGCCTTTTGAACCTCTTGGGTGCTTGTTAATGTTGCAAAAGCAAGCTGTCTGGCTTGTTCTTGAAGTTGCTCAGCAGTAAAGCCAACACCCTCTCCGGTAGCTCTAATTGTTGCATCTAGGCGCTTAAGGTTAACCTCGTACTCATCAAGGGCGGTGATTCCTAGTGTTAAACCTGCCGTTACCGCCGTGATGCTTGTTGCGAAAGCAGTTACCGCAAACCCACCAGTTGTAAATAGTGTAGTAAGAGAAGACACCCTTGATGATATACCACCAAGAGGACCGTCAACTGCTGCGATTGCAGCGCCGGCATTTTTACTGAATGACTTGAATCCATCCTCTAACTTGTCAGTTTGCTTTTCTGTTTTCGAGGCTGTTTGACCAAGCTTTTTTAATTTAGTGTCGGTTTGGTTTATGCCTTTCTCTGTTACTTCTACGGTTAAGCGTGCCATTAGTAAACCTCAAAATCTTTTAGTGATGCACCATTAAAGACCTTTGTCTTTGTGGACTCTATTGCAAGCATTGCGTCAATTTCAAAGCGCTTAAGTGTTACACCGTAAACAGACTGATAGGACTCAAGCTCATTAAAGTGGAGCGAACCAAGCTGGTTGTAAATTGCCACTACGTGAGACAGTTCAGGAGGGATTGAGGGGAAGTTTAACTCTGGCTCAATCTCGCCGCTCATATCCTGATAGGCTTCCAACTCTTGACGCTTGGTGCGCTTTCCGTTGGTTGATTGCTTCATTAAGTTAAACTCCCCCGCACAGTTATGCATTAACTGGCTTTTTTTTTATTAAACTCCGCCGCTAACTCTTTAGCTTTTGATTGGATGACATTTGCTAACACTTGGTTTTCAATAAGCGTTTCGTTCATGTCTTCTTCAAAAGGCCAGTCACAGACTAGCGCGCAACTAAGCATTGCGTTGATCATATTGTATTGCTTGTTTGGTGTTTTGGTTTCAATCTCGCCAACCTTAACAATATCAAAAAGCTCAATGCTACCTTCTCGCGCAGCTTCAACTTGAGCATCAAAAACCGCTGATGCTCTAATTGATTCAACCGACATTGCAGAAAGCACACCAATACTAAAAGCCTCACCATTTGATGAAACTTCCAGAGTCGTCTTATCGTAATCGAATGTTTTTAGTTCAATCATTATGCCGCCATACGTCGAATGGTTAGTGATGATGTTGAGCCAGCAGGCTTGTAAGGGAAGATTGTAAGCTCTTGAGGAATAACACCTTCACCAATAGTGCGATCAACACCAGTTAGCAAGCAGTTAGGCCACTGGAATGCCAATAAGTCACCATCCAAAGCAGCAGCGAACGAGTAGTCAACATTGGTTTCAGCTTCGAACTTTTGCTGAATGTCAAAGTTTACAAACTTAGATGTGATTGAAACTTCGTTGGTTGCCTTGCCGTAATCGATAAACGCCATGTACTTTGAGCCAATCTCGTAAGATGCCTCGCCGTTTCGGTTCAAGCTAAATGTCATTGACTCACTAAACGCAATTCGAGCTCCAGCACTAACAATCGAACCATCAATACCAGTAAGAGGCTTCTTGGCTGTTTGCGGGTCAAACGTTGCACCGGCAGGTAGCGGGATGCCTGAGGCCATTGTTTTACCAATGATTGAGAATGCTCCGGTGATGTTTGAGTTTACGCTAGGATTGAATGAGAATTGAGTCACTTCACAATCCATAATTAAAACGTATCGGTCTGTGTCGTCGAGGTCTTTGTGCTCAATAAGCATTGCAAAAGGCTTGCGCTGAGTGCCAACGTTAATGTAATCACTTGTCTTACCTACAGACGCTGCTGATTCGTCAGTAAGGCCAACTCGACCGGTTTGAGGGTTAGCTACTTTTGCAGCTCCGAATGTAATTACAGTGTCAGTTGAGAACGTGATTGCAGTTACTAGATGCGCTTGAGAGTTGTATCCTGTTAATTCAGTAAACGCTACATAATCATTAACATTAACTTGAGAGGTAATGTCCACACCTGTGATTGTTGCTGTTTGCAGATCTGCATCAATAGTTACAGTTGCAGATGCTAGAGTCTCACCAGCAATCCAAGCGGACTGCATACAAGCCTCAAGCATATCGTCATGAACACCTGCCTTGAGCTCAACGTTACTATCACCAGCAACGGCAAAAGAGCCGAGTCGGATATTTGTAATTTCTGACGTACCATCAAGCTCAGCAGACTGAAGGACATCACGAGTGATAGCAGGAACGCCACCAGTAAAAGATAGCGGTTTAAAAACAGGGTTGTCGTTTAGTTTTTCGCAATCATCCTGGAATGAATACGAAACCTTTACGTTGTTACTATTTAATGGGACGCTACACAAAGGCATTTTAAGCCCTCCTAAATTTATTGACTAGTCGTGATTGATTATACTACTAAAGCGCAAAAGGCACTAATTGCAGTGGAAGTATCGATAGTTAACCCTTAAGGTTACCGTCATGTGGCCATCCACACGAATTAAGTTTTCACGCTGAACATTTAGCCATTCAACCTTGAAGTTACCATCAACAAAGCTACTACGCTGGAACTCAGCATGAACTTGAGACGCTAATTCATTAAGCGAGTAATCAAGCCCTTTATCGGTGGCTGGCAAGAAGACCCCCAACTGAACGTAACCAGTCACGTTTTCAGGAGCACTAAACCCTACCTCTGTTGCTTCGGGCTCATTACTAAATACTAGAGTGCGAATGTGTGCTCCATCATCGCTTTCCCATTCACCACTAAAGTAAATCGGTAGTTGATTGCCATTGTAATCGAATGATGCCGCGTTTAGTTTTGTGCGGATTATGGTGTTGAATCCAGAATACATTATTGAACCCCGTATTTTTTATTACTGACTGCTGCTATCTTTGGTAGCTGGCTATTAACCCTTGATACGTTTGGAGCCACTACACCGCTTTCGGATTGAGAGCTCCAGCCGTTCTCTATTCTTTGTGCGTAGGGAAGGTTATTTGTAAGGGCGTAAACGCTTGAGTATTTACTGGTAGCTATCGAGTTAACTTCACTGATACGCTGATTTTCTTCTTTGGTGCTTTCTGTAATCTTTGTAGAAGGAGCGCCTAAAGACAGAAACCAGTTAGATCTAAATTGACCGCCAGAATAACCAGGAGCTGCGCCTTTTGGGTTTTTCCATAAAGATGGATTACCTACTGGACTCGATGTAATCACGCCACTAAATAGGCTTATAGCCGTAACCCTAACAGTTTCCTCAAGCGCTTTTTTAACTGCTAGACGCTCTTGGTTAAACTCCTTCTCGAAACTCATTGGCTGCGCAACTGAAGTTCGGTGTACTGCAAAATACCACCATTAACAAAAGGAAGGTTAGCCTCTACCGTGTAGCGCTTACCTCGAACTGAAACTACAAACGGGTCGCTAGGTAGCGTTACTTTAGGCGGTACCATAAGAAAGATATCACCCGCTCGGATATTCTCACCATTAACCAATCCGAATGACGCGGTATCTTCTAGCGCTGAATCTAATTGCTCAGTGACTTCAGTTCCGGGCGTCCACTTGCCGGTTGCTGGGTCTTTACTACCACCAGTCTCGTAGATAACCGCGTAATCTGTAGAGTCACAAAGTTTGAGTAGGAGCTTATTGGCTGTGCTTGATAGGTCTAGTGGCATAGTTAATCCTCACCAATATCTGCAATTACTTGCTTTTCTACTGTGTAAGTAACAGCACCATCTAGCGGAAGGTGAATCTTCATGTCGGTTACATTTCTACGCTCACCATCTGGAATTTGAAGTAAGTCACAAACCTTTTCGTAGATGTCGTTAGATATCATTACACTCTTAGCCATAGTTAACCTCGATAAACCATAAACTGCATACCATCTGCAGACTTGCACAGCAAAGGTTTCATTGTTGAATCAAACTCTGGAATGCTAACATCTGTTCCAGTTTTGCCATTGTCGAAGTATGAGATTGACACTTTACCAGCCTGCTCAGATGCGATTGACTTACCATCATCCACACCACCACTAACATCCGTACCGCTACCTTGATACTGCGCTGCGATAACCTGAGCGATTAATAACTCTTGTGGAAATGCATCGTCAGGGAGTGGTTGACATCGAATGGTTACACCTGAGCGTGGATATGCACTATTTTGCGTGGTGGTTGCTCGTTCACCGCACATAGAGCCTTCAAATGACTCAATGTATCTAAAGCCCTTAATCAAAGCTTTCTCTGCGTCTACATCGTTTACAGGTAGTTCGTAGGCGTACTGGCCAGCCAATGCTCTAGCGTCTACCAATGAAAGGTAGGAGTTGGCGTTATCAATCGGCGCTGTGGGTGTCTGGACTGTTAGTGGCATGGTATAATCCTCTTTTTGTTGATTATACCACAAAGAAAAAATCCCTCACTATGGAGGGATTGCATGACTAAGCTGTAATGGCCATTCTTATAGCGCAAGTTAGTATTGTTAATCTTGGATACCAGTTCATATAAGGTCGATTTCTCTCAAATTCCATCACTATCTCCTAAATAATTCTTCCATACGCTACGTAACTAGACCAATCCCAATCATGGTCACGAGGGTTTATGATTTGTAGTAGGGTTAGCATTTGTTATCTCCCATAGCATGATTCATCTTAATCTGATTCTGCATGTTAAGCATCGCAGTTTGTAGCCTTTTAATTTCATCTCGCGCCAAGTCTCTATCAACTTCTGACTTGGCATTCTTTAGTTTGCGTTGTTGCTTTGCTATCTGGTTTCGCTTTCTTTCTATAGCGGTTAGTAGGGTTTTGTTGTTAGCCATCAATCAAGTCCGCAAAGCTAATTGGCTTGTAATCTGTATGCTCAACACAAGCGTTTAGGTATCGATAGTCTTCGTGCATATCACCGATTACTTTTTTATCGTGAAGGTGTCCATGTATGTTTAACTTCTTACCTCTGAACTGACTAGTGTGGATTGGACAGTGGCTAAACCAGATATTGCGCTTTGCGAAAAGACTATGAACATCATCATACACTCCAACAAAGTCACTAAACCTGATCCCGTTTTCCGTGTCGTGATTACCAAGGATTAGAGTTTTCTTTACGCACTTAATTTCTTTCAACTTATTAAGCCAGTATTTATCAAATGCAATATCACCAAGTAGAAATAGTGAGTCCCTCTTCTGGATGTTCATTGCTAATTGTTCAAACATAAATTCGTGATGGTCTTCTGCGCATGAAAATTCACCCCTGAATTTGTGAATGTTTTTGTGGCCAAGGTGAAGGTCACTTGTAATCATTAGTCTAGTCATGTTTATTTTCTCAATAGTACAATCTAAGCGTGGGTGGTATATAGACCCATTCTCTAGATTTAAAGTTATAGTATTTATCTATCAAGTATTGCCACGAGAGTTTAGGACTCCCCAGACCGTATTAGACAACCCTTTTGTGTGATGCGTGACCATCGGGTGAAAACTGTCTTACTACCACCAATAACGTGAACATTTATCGCCGCTTAAGCTTAGATAGATAAAAAGTTGTGGTCTTGACGGTTTAAGAATGGGAAAACTTTTAGAAAACGCCGAATTGAATTTTTGCTTTTTCTTTTTAGTTACACACTTTGGTAGGCGGCTCTTCGAGAGTCTTGGCGGGAATCTTTCGCTCTAGGTGAGCTAGAAAAGAGAACCGCCTCCAAAATGTGTAACTATCCCGCCAAGGACGCTTAATTATAACCCCATCCGCTTACGTTAGCAAATGGGGTTTGGTTTAGAGTGGCAACTCAGAATCGCCTCTAACAAAAATATTATGCACCTCACCACCACTCGCCGAATCTCTTTTAATTGCCATAGCTACAGCTTCTTTAGCCATTAATCCACAGTCCATAGCTGTAAGCGCATGGTCTTGACCGCTTCCCCACGCTTCATTAAATGTTAACTCGAACTCTTCGTACTCGCCTTCTTGATTGAAGCAAAAGCTGTACGCCTTTTTATCCCTAACTATTACACCACTGCACCTATACGAGTGTTCGGGCTTAAATTCAGGGTAGTGATTAATGAAAGATTGGCAATCAGACTCAACTCCACAAAGTATAAATTTTTCACCACCCTTCACCCTCATCTTTTCAAATGAGTCAGTACAAATGGTTCCGCCTTTAGTTAACCTTGATTCGTAGGCTATGCATCCATCTTTATGATGGTAAGCTATTGTTGTCATCACACACTCTCCGTTAAATAGTTATTCACTTGTTATTTCAGACTTTGCTTTATCCATTGCTTCTTCTTTCGTTGTGAAGAATCTTGACTCGAACTTTCTACCTCTAGGGTTCTTATCTCTCCATAGGTATCCACTATCCTTTCTGTCGCCCCTTAGAGATGTGTAGAATCTCCAGTAAAACGCACCACAATTATCTGTGTATTTTGTTGTGTGAATAAACACATCTTTGTATTTGAAAACATGCTCATCAGAGTGAATTCCCCAACCAGTTAAATCTTTAATATTAAATCTCATATTAACTCCTACTTACACGCCAAACTACGGTTATGAACTGTACGCATGTTACCCTTCATTTCACCACTAACAGCAGCCATGAAGTCGTCTAGCTTCTCTAGAAACACGCGCTTTTCTCTCACAGCTACCAGTTTACCCTTACTCATGCGGTCTTTAGTTTCATGTCTAGGTTTGAATGGGTCTGGGATGTATTTGCCGTCTACGTAACTCATATCTAAATCTCCAAGTACATTAACATTTCATATTCACCTTTCGGCTTTATATCAACAATGCGCCAAGTTAATCCTCGATGCTTGAATGTGGCTTTATTGCCGTATGTTTCAATGACATCGATAACGTGCTTCATTGTCTTTGAACTCTTTCTAAAGCTGTATGTGTCTTTCATCGGAACACCTGATTAAGTAGTTTGTCATTGCCAGTTGCCTGATAGATGCGAACCGTTTCGACTGGTTTCTTTTTACTGCGACTGCGCTTGCGAGGCGTGAAGAAGCCAACCAGCTTGTAGCTTGATTTGTTGTTCGACTTGTTCAGGATTCTAATGCCGTGAATCGTGTTTAAGTTAGAAACCTTTTTAATGATGTCGTCGGATGTGGTTCCAATCTCTCTAGCAAGCTCTGCAACTGTTGTGTTTACGTCAGCTAGTGCATTGGTATAGAGAGTTGATAAAAGTTGCTTGGTGGCTATTGAGCGCATCTTTTTGCGTCTAACTACAAACTCAGCTTCAAACTCTTCTTTGGTGTTTTTGTGCAAAGTAATCATCACTCTTTCCTTATTTAATAAACTCTAAATCCGATAGTGACCACTCACTTAATGTTGGTGGCAACTTTCCGTTGTTGTTTTCTAGGCAGAAGATAACTCGGTCTACATACTCAAGAGCCTCGCTTAGCAACCCGTTAAATACCAATCGACCCCTAACTGATACCTGATGGCATGCTTGCTCCTTTCTGTTAACGAAGCACATAAACGGAACTCCAGATCCCTTATGCCTCCATACTGGCTTAACTCTAAGTTTTTCTATAGCCCACACTGTTAGCCCAGTTAGATTGCATAGCGCGGTAGTGGATAGGTTTGGGTTGTCACTGACCAGTCTTTCTACATTCACTATTCACCACCAGAAATGAAGTCAACTACAGATACGCCAAGTTTTTCACAAACTTTTACTATCGTTCCCCACTGCGTTTGAGGGGATTCCTTCTTCATTGATTGAAGTGTTGATGCGCTAATGCCATTAAGTGAACAGAACTCAGTTTGGTTCTTGTATTTACTCTTGGCAATTGCCACATCAAACGCTCTATTTAAACTAACCATCATTTCCGTCCTTTCGTTAAGTTGAGGTAACTATAATGGATAAAATATACGAGCGCAAGTAAATAATTTATTTGACAGTGCAAACAAGTTAAGGCTAAGATAGCCACATCAAACAACAGAGTGGTGAAGAAGATGGAAGCTAAATTTACAAAGGGTGAGTGGTTAGTAAGAGTGGGGAGCGATGATGCAAAGGTTTATTACCCTCACGGATTTTTAACATCTGCGAGTGTTATTAGGATTGACGAATCAAGGTTAGATGGCGAAAGCTGGATTGACATGCGAGATAGAACAAAGTCAGCTAGAGATAAGGCAAAGGTTGAATCTAACGCAAACATGTATCTAATCGCATCAGCTCCGGAAATGTACTCAATTCTTAACGATGCAATGGTCAAGCTTAGCTTTGGAGATTACGAGAGCGAGTTGATAGCTAAAGACATTAAAGACCTACTGGCAAAAGCACGAGGTGAGTCATGAAATTGGTCAACACATCAAAGATAATCAGGACGTACGGTAAAGTGTATGATTTAGTTAACAAGAAGAAGGGGTGAGTGATGAGTAGTTTCCCTAGTCACGTTGAGAATATAGAAGCCCTAAAGGAGCTTGGTGTTGATGTATCCAATTACTTAGATGTAAATGGCAATGTAAGTGTTGATTCATGGTCATGCGATGAGTTTGTTGATTTGCTTGGTGATGCGATTGATAGGATGATAGTAATGCATAACTCTCTTTATCATTTAAGGGAATCTGAGCAACAACCAACCATCTCCGACTACCTAGAAGATAACAAAGAAATGATAGGTAAGACTAAAGCTAAGATGGTGAGTATTTCTAGTTTAGAGAAGTTCATGAGGGGTGAGTCATGAAACTAATACCAGTTAAACAACCAATTATCAGGGCCTACGGTAAAGTGTGGGAATTGAAGGGGAAGAAGCGATGAGTAATGAGATTGCAGTAATCATGAAGCTAAAGAAAGAGGTGTTAATCCTTAATGAATCAATCAGCGTTGTTTCCTCTGAATATGAAGCTATGGAGCAGAAGATAAAGAGGCTGGAGTTTATGGTTAGCAACGGTCTTGGTTGGGATGATATGAAAGGCGGCAATATAGAGGATGTTAGCTGATGCCAATTAAACGCACTGTAACAGACGCTAAAGGCAGTCTAGTTTACACCGAACTGCAAAAGAGCATCCATCTCCTGCAAGCGCGGCAGGAAAGCTACAGGCGATATTAAAGGACTCTGTGATAGTTGGCCGGATGAGTAATTCGAAGGTGACTGTTGTTAAGAGTGGTGATGAATTATTTTAGTTTAGAGGTGTGTGATGGGATGGATATTGCTATTAACCATAATGAGTCATAATCAGGGCTCAATGACGACCATTGAGTTTGCAGATAAGAAATCATGCGCAATTGCTGGTGAAAAACTTAAGGAGGCTGCAAATAGGCATACTCCACTTTTTAAAAGCAACATAAAATACCAGTGCGTGATGGTTAACGGACTGAAATAAAAACCAGCCCCGCACATGTCGGGGCTTTTTGTTAGTTGGTTGCGTTTAGTTGCCAGTAAAATGTTAATCCATTAACGATATTGCCGTTATTAACAGCATCCGATGGAGGGGAAAGCGTTACCGCTCCAGCTCCAGAGTTATACATAGCCCATCTGATTGACTCACCAGGACTCCAAGTATCAACCCCTGATGATTTGGTTTGACTGTTATCTGAGTTATTTGGTACCTCACTCGTTCGCAGTGAGAATAGGTTTTCAGTAAACGACACGCCATCATCATTACTTCTTTCCGACCATAACTGTAAGTTACCAGCACCACCAGCGCCTTGAACTATCTGATAGGTAGCTGTGCCTTGCATTGAAAAGGTTTTGGTTGATGTGTTTTTGATTAGGCCTGTAGCAGCGTCCAAAACCGTAAACTCTGGTGATGATGAAGGGAATAGCGCAACGCCTGTTAGATATGTCGGGGCGTTAGGGTCAGTGCTGACCGGTATCGGGTCGACAGTGTAAGCGCCGAAGTGCAATGCAACACCAACGACTGGGTTTGATGGGTCTGTGTTGTCAACTCTTGATCCAGATACCGACTGAACACCGCCGACACCGCTTCCACCTCTATTTCTAACTAGGCTCATTTTTGCTCACCTCGCTCGATGTAGTAGTAATCTCCAAGGGTGATTTCAAACTTCAACCTAAGACCTTGAGTGAAGTATTCGCGGGAGCCTTCTGGGAGCGTGTCTGCTTGGATGTACTCATTACCAGTCCACACTGAGACCGTAAGAGTGCCCGTATTAGATATGTTTCTTGATTCACGCAATGATTGGAAAGAGATTTCCTGCGTATCTGTAAAGCGCTGTTTAGCCATGATGCATTCCTTACATCAAATTACTAGAGAGTTCCTTAGAGAGTTTGTCTGCGCAGACATATGACAGCTCTCTAATTCTGCCACGTGTTCAGTATATGCCTAACAACAGGCAAAGAAAAGCCCCGCACTTGGCGAGGCTTGGTTTGTTATTTTGCTTCCTTCAAAGACTTGATATCTTCTTTGAGTTTTTCAACTCCGGAACGATGGTGGGCATCCTCACCTGATAGCTCTTTATACTCAGCCCGTAGTGATTCAAGCTCTTCATCATCCTCAACTGGATCTTCATAGCTTACATTTCGAGCTTTCATTAGCGCTTCGATTTCAACTTCATCAGTCGTTTCATAAACATCAGACTTGAACTCAATGACCTTCTTACCAGCCATTACCTTTTTGCCTTTGAATGATTTAAATTTCATCTATCCACCTTAAGCAATGTTAGTTAGACGAGCAAAGTGAGTGTTGCTATCACGAATTTCCATAGCAAAGTCACCGATGATACGCGCCGTTTGACCGTCTTGGCCTGGCTGAGTTGCGTCAAGTGTGCGCCAGTTGCCAGAATCAGCAGCATTACCGTTAGCCATAGGTACGATAGTCATGCGCATAGCGTTAACTAGGTATAGCTCATCATCACGCATCGCTGTATCGATAACGATTTGAGACGCACCGCCAATCTGAGGAAGGTCAGAAGGCAGGCGAACTAGACCGCCTTGGTCAGATACGAAATCGCCTAGGCGTTGAGATTGGTACTCAGCATTAACTAGAGTTTGAAGCTTACGAGCCATTTCAATTGAAACAACGATTGAATCAACAGTACCACCACGCTTTTTAACTTCAGCTTGAAGGTTGTTGATTGCCGAAAGAGTCAATGCACCAGCCGCGTTATCAACTGAGATTGCATCAGGTTGATCGAAGAAGTAACCCAGACCACCGGTGAATGTTCGCTTATCTTTACCTGTGCCGATTTCCATCTTACGACCACGCATAAGCGTTTTGTTCATCTGGATAGCCAACTGGCGAATTCGCTCGTTTACCTGAAATGAAAGATCGTTAGTATTGCCGTATTGCAATGTAGCAAGAGCACGACGAGACATTCCAATTGCTGTATCCATTGTCTGGAAGTAGTTTTCTACATCTTCAGGCTGGTAGATGTAATCAGTTTCTGTGCCTGAGTTTTCTTCACGAGATACTGACTCAACACTCATCGCGGCGTCTTGCGCAATAGCTGCGGCAGTTGAACCACCAACACCACGCTGAACAGTTAGAGACGCACCGTTAACTGCTGATACGTAAATAAACTCGTTGTTAGGAGTTAAAAGAAGCATGCCAGGGCGGGCCTTAGCCTCAGTTAGCACGATCGTTGTTACAGCGTCATCATAAGCAGCGCTAGAGTAAACGGTATCTGCGCCAACGCCCATGTTTAGCCATGAGATTTTAGAGCCTTCATATGGCTGTGTTGCTGTACCCATACTTGCAAGTGCAATAAGGCCGTTAATTTCAGGACGAACAATATCAAACTGCTCCTGAATGATTTTGTGGTTTAGTGCTGCGGCTAGAGTGCCTGAAGTTACTGTACTCATTTTGATTTACCTTATATTACTTAAATGATTGAGCGAAGTGAGCATTCAGGTGGCCAATGCCGTCACCTTTAGCTTTCGCATCGTCTGCGTTTTTATTTGTGTCGCTAGGTTCGCCGCTACCTTTTCCACCTTTTCCTGATGGGCCGTTAGATTGAGGGCCAGCCATTAACTTAGCCAGTGACTCATTCTTACTTGCCGCACCCTTTAGTTCTTCAATGGTACTAAAGACTTCGCCGTTTAGGTTGAATGAAGTTACAACATCACCATTCTCATTAATTGTTGAGCTAGATAGATTCTTAGCGATCAACTGACCTTGGAATTGGTCTGAGAACATAGCTGCGATTTGTGACTCATTACTATCTCGAACTGATGCTAGTGTACGCTCTCGACCAGATTTAATGATCTCATCTTGAGCCTTTGCGCGCTCATCGCGGATTTTGATTTGTTCTTCAAAGTCCTTATTTGCAATAGCTAGCTTTTCACGCTCATCAAGCTCTAGCTGGTACTTTCCTTGAATATCATCAAAGCCAGCAACCTTTTCAGAGTTGTCTTGCTTCCACTTGTGAAGCTCATCTTTGGTTGTTACTAATCCGCGAACCTCATCAGAAGCCTCGGTTAGTGTTGGCAGTTTAGCTTCAAGCTCTGGTGAAATCTCCAGACCCTCAGCTTTTAATAGTGACGCTAGTGATGGCATATTAATTTCCTAATTAGTTAGCCTTAAACGCTCTCCTGAGCACTTGATTGTATTATACACCAATCCCACTCAATGGGACAAATACCAGTTATTCTTGCTATAAATAACGATTGTCACATTGTATGGTTGATGTTACTCTTGGTTTTTAAAGGCAATTGGAGTAATCAATGAAGATAATCACCAGACAGGAAGCAAAATCGCTTGGCTTGATTAGGTACTACACTGGCAAGCTTTGCAAGCGAGGGCACGCAGGGGAAAGAACCACATCCAATGGGTCGTGCTGTGATTGTACTAGCATAAAGACAAAAAGAGAGGCCGATGGGCGCAGGGAGTATTTCAGGGTAAAAAGAAAGGAGTATTACTACGCAAATCAGGATGAGGAAAAACTAAAATCAAAGATATACAGGGAAGAAAACAAAGAAAAGGTAAATGCATCAAACGCAAGGTACAGAAATGAAAACAAGGAGATTCTCGCAGAAAAATCAAGGAAGTACAGGAATGAAAATAGAGATTACATGATAAATCTCCAGAGAGACTGGAGGTCTAGAAATCCAGAAAACTCGAACGTAAGGAAGTCACTATACAGGCTTGAGGTTGGAGTTAGCGTTCCTAAGAATGAAGCTATACTTGGATACACAAGGGATGAATTGATATCTCACATAGAATCACAATTTAAAGATGGAATGAACTGGGATGAGCGATCGCTATGGCATATAGACCACATCAAGCCAGTTTCATTATTTTTAAAGCAGGGAGTAACTGATCCATCTGTCGTAAATGCCCTAAGCAACCTTCAAGTCCTATGGAGGCAAGAGAATATAAACAAGGGAATTAACTATCAAGAATAGATAAAACCTTCGGGTTCTTCTTCTTCATTTCTTCAAGAGTTAGAGATGTACCAAGTCTAGTGTAAGCCGTATCGATAAACTCCTTAGTGCTCATCTCACTTAATAATTTAGCCCTACTTGCACCAAGTGATTGCTCGGCAAGAATTGAATTCTCTTTTGCTAAGTCATACCAGTTTGTGGTTGCTGGAACGGTTTCAGCCTTTCCGTCAATTACTGCTGGTCTCTCCCTTCCCTCTTCTGCAATTTCTCTATACTCCTTAGCTAGAATTGGCACGTTAGTACTCCTACAGTTCGGGTGAAATCCTGGCCTAGGGAAATTGTACCCGTACTCAGAGTACAGCCACTCCTTACCGCCACCATCCTGACTTCCGTAGTACTTGCAAATATCTGAAGTCCTTGAGTCTAGGGTTGTAACTGTCTTTTCTCCTATTATCAAGTCGTCATTATCCCTCCAAACTCTCGCCTTTGTCTGGGAGCTAGTGTGAGTGGATACATCCTTGGCCATCATATAAGCGCTACGTTGTGAGGTTTGAATAACACCTTTAACTGACTTTGTGCCAGTTATGCTTTGCGCAATCTCTCGAGTTGTTAGTCCATCAGTCCATCCCGCGACTATCTTCTGCTTAACCTTTGCAATCTGATTAGGCGTGTAATCACCGATATATTGGTCGACTGTAATTGCATTGCCATTTAGCACCATTGGGATGGAGTTAATTAATTGAGTGGTAGCTTTAACTGTCGGCCTAGCTACTGCAGTTCCAGCGCCAATAGCAGACTTTGCCACACCATACTGGAAGTCGATCTCTTCCTTAATTAACGCGCTAACATCGGATTCAAACTCACCCGTAAACTCACCAAGCTCAACCGTCATCATTTCAGATATCAACCTGACAGCCTCGTCCATATCCTTTTTGGTTTCTAACTTCTCCCACCGGTAAAGCACCTCACGAACGTACTTGGAGATATTGGTTAGGTGCGGATTAACCGCCGCACCCATTGAGTTAGAAAAGCGGATAAGGTCGACCTGATGTCCAACCTCAACAGCGATTAATGCGGAATCACTCGCCATTAAATGCCTCCGCTAACATCTGGCATACCACCCACAGGAGACATTAATTAATAATTATTACTAGATAGGTCAGTAATGTTGTCGTTTGTTTTAACGTGTAAAAAAAATCGGTTGCT